TATGGGTGGCCGGGCGGGGGAGCGGGCCGGAACCGCGCGCATAGCGCCGGAGGCGCCGCATGACTTCTCTGCTTCCCCCGAACTCCACCCCGCTCGAACGCGCGATCGAGGCCACCATCGCCGCGCAGCTCGGCGCGCTCCCCGTCCCGCTGCGCACCCTGTGGAACCCCGCCAGCTGCCCCGAGGCGCTGCTCCCCTGGCTCGCCGCGACGCTCGGCGTGGAAAGCTGGGACGCCACCTGGCCCGTCCAGGTCAAGCGCGCCCGCATCGCCGCCGCCATCGCCATCCTGCGCCACAACGGCACGCAAGGCGCGGTGGAGGCCGTGGTCGCGGCCTATGGCGGCAGTGTCGTGCTCACCAACTGGTTTGAAACGACCCCGCCCGGCACGCCCTTCACCTTCGCGCTCACCGTCGCCGTCGGCGGCGGGGCTACCCCGCCCAGCGCCGACTTCATCACCGGGCTGATCGCCGATGTCAGCCGGGCCAAGGGCGCGCGCGACCAGTTCAGCTTCGGCACCGCGCTCACCGGCGCCGCCGCCATCGGCGTGCTCGGCTACGCCCGCCCCGCGGTCTACGCCCGCCTCGAACTGATCGGTTAAGCCGTCCCGAAATTCTAGACAGGAATCCGAACCATGACCGCCGTCCCCATCACCATCACCACTGCCGGCCTCGCCGAACTGGTTGCCGCCGGCGGCGGTGGCACATCGACCATCGCCATCGCCGCGGTGGGCGTCACCGCCAGCATCTTCACCCCCGACCCGTCGATGACGACGCTCCCCGGCGAGATCAAGCGGGTGGCCACCATCTCCGGCGGCGTCATCGCCCCGGCCGTCATCCATCTCGGCATGAGGGACGACAGCACCGACGCCTACACCATGAACAGCTTCGGGCTCTATCTCGCCGACGGCACGCTGTTCGGCATCTACAGCCAATCCGCCGCGATCTATACCAAGACCGCCGGATCGGTCGGGCTGCTCGCCTGCGACATCGCCTTCGTCGAAGGCGCGGCCAGCGCCGTCACCTTCGGCGCCACCGGCTTCCTCAACCCGCCGGCCAGCACCAGTGTCATGGGCGTCGTCCAGCTCGCCACCAATGCGGAGGCGATCGCCGGCACCAACGCCAGCGACGTGCTCACCCCCGCTTCCGGCCTGGCCGCGTTTACCGCATGGATCGGCGGCACAGTGTCCGCGATCCAGGCCTGGGTGCTCGCCCAGCTCGCAACCTATGCGACCAGCGCCAGTGTCACCGGCCTGCTCGCCTCCGAATTCACCTACGCCACCGACGGCAGCGGCAACTGGAAAGAAACCCGCCCCAACGGCGTGATCGAGATGGGCGGTTACGTCGCCGGCCCGTTCACCTCGGAACAGACACTGACGCTCACCTTGCCGTTCGGGGGCTTTCCCAATCACATCCGGGATTTTTCCGCCAGCACGGTCAACACCAGCGGCACCCTGACGGGCGATACCCAGGTGCAGGAGGTCTCGCTCACCAGGACCGTCGCCACCATCTATATCCAGGCGCAGGGCGGCGCGTTCTATGACGCGGGCGGCTATCGCTGGCGGGCGCGTGGCGATTGACCCAGCGTATGAGGGCCGCCGTGCAGTGTAACAAGGGTGGGCACAACGCCCCCCGCTGGCATCCGCGCGCGCGCAGGCCTTAACCCGCAACCATGCGCACCCCCGAAGACGCCCCGACCGATCCCGACCGCCTGATCCGGCTCGGCACCGTCGCGTCGGTCGATCTCGCTTCCGCGCGCTGCACCGTCACGCTCGACACCGGCGCGGTCGCCGGCCCGCTCAAATGGATCGAAATGCGCGCGGGCGCCACCCGCACCTGGTCCCCGCCCAGCGTCGGCGAACAGGTCATGCTGATCTGCCCCGGCGGCGAGATCGGCGCCGGTCTGGTGCTGCGCGGCGTTTTCAGCACCGCGCACCCGGCCCCCGGCAACACCCTCGCCGAACTGACCGAATACGCCGACGGCGCGGTGATCAGCTACGACCCCGTCGCCCACGCCCTCATCGTCACCCTGCCGGACGGCGCCACCGCCGCGATCACCGCGCCAGGCGGCGTCACCATCACCGGCCCGCTCCACGTCACCGGCCAGATCACCAGCGACATCGATGTCATTGCGGGGGGCACCAGCCTCCACACCCACCATCACACCGGCGTCGCCACCGGCTCGGGCATGACTGGGGCGCCCGCATGACCACCCCCGCCAGCCTCACCGGCATGAGCCGCACCACTGGCAAACTCATGTCCGGCCACGACCACATCGCCCAGTCGATCGGCGACATCCTCAGCACGCCCCTGGGCACCCGCGTCATGCGCCGCGACTACGGCAGCCTGATGGCCGAACTGCTCGACGCCCCGCTCAACACCGCGACCCGCCTGCTCTGCATCACCGCCGTCGCGCTGGCCATCGCCCGCTGGGAACCCCGCTTCACCGTCAACCAGGTGCTGCTCAACGGCGCCTTCGAGACCGGACAGGGCAGCCTGACCGTGATCGGCAGCCTGACCAACGCGCCGCCCGCCAACGCCCTCGCCACCCTGTCCATTCCCCTGCCGCCCACGGGCGGCGCACGTTAAACGCCCCGGAGCCAGATCATGACCACCAGCATCTTCCACGGCATCAAGACCAACCTGCTCGCCACCGGCACCCGCGCGATCAACCCCGTCGCCACTTCGGTCATCGGCATGGTCTGCACCGCCAGCGACGCCGATGTCGACACCTTCCCGCTCGATCGCCCGGTTCTGATCACCGATGTCCGCGCCGCGATCGGCAACGCCGGGGTGCTCGGCACGCTGTCCAAGGCGCTCGCCGCCATCGCCGACCAGTGCAGCCCGACCATCATCGTCGTCCGCGTCGCCACCGTCACCGGCGGCGGCCCCCCGACCCAGGACACCATGGTCATCGGCACCAATGTCAGCGGCGTCTATACCGGCATGCAGGCCTTGCTCGCCGCCGAGGCAGTCACCAGCGTCCGTCCGCGCATCCTCGGCGCCCCCGGCCTCGCCACTGCCGCCGTCACCGCCGCCTTCGTGCCGATCGCCCAGGCGCTGCGCGGCATGGTCTACGCCCTCGCCGTCGGAGAAACGGTCGCCGAGGTCGATACCTACGCCGCCACCTACGGCCAGCGCGAAGTCGAACTGCTCTGGCCCGAAACCAGCGTCGGCGCCGGCGATTGCGAAGCCCGCGCGCTCGGGCTGCGCTCCGCCATCGACCAGTCGACGGGCTGGCAGAAGTCGCTCTCCAACGTCGTCGTCAACAACATCACCGGCCTGGCCAAGGATGTCAGCTGGACGCTCGACGGCTCTTCCAGCTACGCCGCCACGCTCAACAACGCCAATGTCACCACCCTGATCAACCGCAACGGCTTCCGCTTCTGGGGCAACCGCACCTGTTCCAGCCTGCCGCAATACGCCTTCGAGACCGCGACCCGCACCAGCCAGGCGCTCGCCGACACCATCGAGCAGGGGCTGTTCTGGGCGGGCGATCAGCCGATGACCGCGGGCCTGGTCAAGGACATCCTGGCGACGGTCAACGCCGCCTTCCGCCAGCTGGTGGCGACCGGAAAGCTGATCGGCGCCACCGCCTGGTTCGACCCGACGCTCAACCCCGCCGACCAGCTCGCCAACGGCCAGTTGCAGATCGACTATGATTTCACCCCGGTGGCGCCGCTCGAAGGCCTGACCGAAAACCAGCGGATCACCGACCGCTACTACGCCGACTTCAGCACGCAATTGACGGTTACCGGCTAAGCCGCCCGTCTAATCTGCTCCCGTAAATCGCGCCATCCAGGAGAACCCCCATGGGCATCCCGTCCAAACTCAAGAACATGAACCTCTTCGGCAACGGCACCAGCTTCATGGGCGTCGTCGCCGAGGTCACCGTGCCCAAATGGGCGGTCAAGATGGAGGAATGGCGCGGCGGCGGCATGCTCGGCCCGATCATGATCGATGTCGGCCTCGAAAAGCTCGAACTGGATTTCACGCTGGGCGGGCTGACCCACACCTGTTTCCGCGACTTCGGCGCGACCCGCTACGATGCCTCGCTGCTGCGCTTCGCCGGCGCCTATCAGGACGATGGCAGCGGCGCCGTCCAGGCGCTCGAGCTCACCGCCACCGGCCGCTACCACGAAATCGACATGGGCAACGCCAAGGCCGGCGCCGACACCGACCACAAATACAAGCTGGCCTGCAACTATGTGAAGCTGACCGTCGACCGCACCGTCTGGGCCGAAATCGACCTGGTCGCCGGCGTCTACATCATCTTCGGCGTCGATCGCTACGCCGAGATCCGCTCCGCGCTCGGGCTCTAAGCGTGATGGCAAAAAGTGGGCACCGGTTTTTGCCTACCCAATCACGCGACAACAAATAGCGCCCAGAAGCGCCCCGACCTTCCCCCCGGCGTGATGCGGACACGACGGGGGGGAGAACCTCACTTCCGCAACCGCAAAGGCACTCCGCATGCAAAAGAAACTTCCCGGCGGCGCTCTTCCAGGCCTGGACGCTGCGCCCGACGCACCCGCGCCAGCCACCGACAGCGCCATCCTCATCACCCTCAGCGAGCCGATCCAGCGCACCGGCGGCGCCGCGATCGAGGCGATCACCCTGCGCAAGCCCAAGGCGGGCGAGCTGCGCGGGCTCAAGCTGCAGGATCTGATGCAGTCCGATGTCAACACCATCATCGCCGTGCTGCCGCGCATCAGCCAGCCCTTCATTACCGACGCCGAAGCCGCCAGCCTGTCCTGCGAAGACATCGCCGAAATAGGCGGTGCCATCCTCGGTTTTTTCATGAGCCGCGACATGAAGGCGATGATCGACAAGATGCAGGGGGGCTGAGCGCAGACGAATTGATGGCCGATATCGCCGCCGTCTTTCACTGGTCGCTCGCCTCGCTCGAGGCGCTGCCGCTCGACCGGCTGCTGCACTGGCGCGAGCTCGCCGTAGATCGCTGGGACCACATGCAGGGGAACGCCGATGGGTGACAACCGCCTCAATCTCGTCGTCCAGTTCCTGGGCATCGACAAGCTCAGCCCGGCGCTGAAGAACATGATCGGCCTGGGCAAAACCGGGCGGCAGGAACTGGCCACGCTCACCGCCGAACAGCGCCGTCTCAACGGCGAAATTGCCACTTATGACAAGCGCATCAGCCAGACCACCGGCAGCGTCACCCATCTGTGGAATGCCCAGAAAAAGCTGCTGACCCAGCAAGAGGCGATCGGCGCGCAGATCCAGCGCCAGAAAAACCTCATGGCGATCGACGGCCGCACCGCGCGCACGCAGGCCAAGGGCAGCGCCATGGTCGGCAGCGGAACCCAGACCTTGTTCATGGGCGCGATGCTCGCCGCGCCGCTCTACGAAATGGCCAAGCTGGCGGGGCAGGCGCAGGCGGCAGACAACCAGCTGCGCGCGCTCGGGCTGGACGATCAATCGGTCGGCAGGCTGGAGGACAATGCCCGCCGCGCCAAGATCGCTGGCGCATCCTACCTCGATATGATGCGCTACACCGTCGAGGCGCAGGGGGCGTTCCGCGAAAGTGGCGCGCTTTCGGTCGGTGAACGAACCAACGCCGCCATCCTGATGGCGCCGATGATGGCCAAGCTCGCCGTCGCCAACAAGGCGATGGGCCGCGAGATGAGCGAGGATCAGGAAAAATACTTTCTGCGTTTTATCGAAATGGGTGGCGGCCTCAATAGCCCGGCACGCGCAGCCCAGTTGACCGATGGCTTGTTCCGCGCCCTGGGCTCCTCCGGCAACACCCTCCAGGCCAGCGATTTTCAGGAATTTCTGTCGAATGCCGGATCGGCCGGCCGGACTTTGACCGCGCGATCCATCTTCGCGGATAACGAGCCGATCATCCAGATGCTGGGGGGCAAAACCGCTGGCGCGGGGCTCGGCATGGCCTACCGCATGGCCACCGGGATCAAGACGAACAGCAAAGCGGCGGCCGAATATCTGCGGCTTGGCCTGTGGAATAAGAACAACGTCGTCTTCAACAAATTGGGCGGGATCAAGAGCACGAAGGGCAATCCTCTGAAGGGCGATGCCATGAACGCGTTATCTGACAGCCCGATCGACTTTTACAAAAACTTCATCCTGCCCGAATACTTCAAACATGGTATCGTCACAGAGCAACAACGCAATTTTGAAAATGCGCGGCTGTTCGGCACCTCGGGCTCAAAATATTATGGCCAGGTTGACGCGACGATGGGCAAAGTCTTGAATTCCCGCCAATCGTTCGAAAAGGCCCAATCGCTCGACAAGGCCTACAACGGCACTAAGGACAGCTTCTTCGGCCAGACCGGCCAGATGACCGCGGCATGGAAGGATTTCCTCGTCGTCGCCGGCGGCAAGGGCGGCCTGCTCCAGAACCTCACCGCCGGCCTGCGCGGCGCCACCAGCGCCCTCAAATCCTTCACCGCCTTCGGCAATGCCCACCCGACCGCGTTCAAATGGATTCTCGGCACCGTCACCGCGCTGCTCGGCTTCAAGCTGGCCATGGCCGCGCTCAAGATCGTGTTCGGCGGCCTGCTCGGCCCGGCCGGGCAAATCTGGGGCCTTTTCAGCAAATACTGGGAATTCGGCTCGCTCGCGGCGATGTTCCCCAAGGTGGCCAAGGCCTTCGGCATCCTGCGCACCGCCGCGCTCTTCCTCGGCCAGGGGATGCTCCGCGCCGGGGCGATGATGCTGGCCAACCCCATGGTGCTGCTCATCGTGGGCATCGGCGTCGCCATCGGCGTCGTCGCCTATCTGGTCTACAAACACTGGGACACGATCAAGAAAGCCTTCTGGTCCGGATGGGCCTGGGTCAAAAACCTGCTCAGCGGCGCCGGCACCTGGCTGTCGAACATCGGCCACGCGATGATGAACGGGCTGCTGAACGCGCTCAACCCGATGCTGCTGGCGCATCGCCTGCTCGATGTCGCCAGGACCGGCATGGCCGCCTTCAAGAACTATTTTGGCATCAAGAGCCCGTCGCGGCTGATGATGGAGATGGGCGGCTTCATGACCCAGGGGCTGGGGCAAGGCGTCGATCGCGGCGCCCACCGCCCGCTGCGCAGCATGGCGCGCCTCGCCACCGGCATGGCCGGCGCGCTCGCCGCTGGGACCGCCGGAGCCGCCCATGCCCGTACCACCGTTCACCACGGCGACAACCACTACCATATCTATCAGCGGCCCGGCGAGGACAGCCACCATCTCGCCAAGCGCATCGCCAAGATCGTCCAGAACGACCGACTCAGCTCTTACCAGGATGATTTCTGATGATGACCTGCCGCAGTGACCCATTTTGGACCGAGCCACCGCTGGCGCTGCAGACCTTCATTTGTGACGCCAACACCATGACCGAATTGTTCGCCGCACTGCACGGCGGCGCCGAGCGCCACGCCTATCACCGCCCGCGCTGCAAAAAACCGAGCAACTTGCCCTCATCGAAGCGCGCCAAGGTGAAGGCGGCGCGCCAGGCCAATTGCCGCCGTATCAGGGCCCGTCGCTGATGCTCGCCGCCCTCGGCATGTTCGTCTTCGACATGAGCTCGGTCCTGTTCGACGATCTCTGCCGCAAACGCGACTGGCGCAACGTCCGCACCGAACGCTTCGGCGCCTTCCCGGCCAGCCAATACGTCGGCCCCGGCGACGACAGGATCACCCTCTCCGGCACGCTCGTGCCCGAACTGGCCGGCAGCTATTCGGCGATCACCACCCTCGCCAGCATGGCCGACGCCGGCGAGGCCTATCCGCTCGCCAACGGCGCCGGCACCATCCTCGGCAATTTCACCATCGACAGCCTCGACGAAAAGCACAGCGCCCTGATCGACGCCGGCCTGCCCCGCGTCATCGGCTTCACCATCGAACTGTCGCGCGTGTCCTGATGGCCAGCCAACCGCCTTCTTTTTCGGGAAGCGGGGCCGGCCAAGCCTACGTGCAGCCGCAGCCGGCCTGGCAGATCACCGCCAACGGCGTCGATCTCGCCGACAAGCTCGACCCGCGCACCGTCTCGATCACCGTGACCGAAAAGCTGGGCGAAGCCGCCGACGATCTCGAGATCGAACTCCACGACGCCGACGGGTTGCTCACCATCCCGCCCTCGGGCGCGACGATCGCCGTGTCGATAGGCTGGGCCAAGGGTGTCGGCGTGCGCTCAGGCCTGGTCAGTAAAGGAACCTTCACCGCCGACGAACCGACATGGAGCGGCCCGCCCGACAAGCTGACGCTCAAAGGCCGCAGCGCCGACCTGGTCACCAGCTACCGGACGCGCAAGAATGCCACCTGGACCAACTCGACGCTCGGCGCGATCACCTCTAACATCGCCGGCGACAACGGCCTCAAGCCGCGCTGCCACCCCGATCTCGCCGCGACCACTGTCACCTCGGCCGAGCAGGCCAATCAGTCCGACATGGAATTCATCCGCAACCTCGGCCGCCGCTACGACGCCGTCGCCACCGTCAAGGGCGGCGCGCTGATCCTCGCGCCCGTCAACGCCGCCACCACGGCCAGCGGCGCCACGATCCCGACCCTGATCATCACCCGCGCCATGTGCAGCAGCTACAGCTACAGCCGCCCTGCCCGCGACGGCGCCCAGGACGGCGCCGAGGCGCAGCATTACGACCAGTCTGAAGCCACTCGAAAGACCGTCCACGCGGGAGGCAGCAACCGCCGCCGCCTCAAACGCATCTACGCCAGTGCCCCGGACGCCAGTGCCGCCGCCACCAGCACCAGCAACCGCATCGCGCGCGCAAAGGGCACCTTCTCCGTCACCCTGTCACTGGGCGACGCCACCATCGGCGCCGGCTACAAAGCCACCACCAGCGGCTTCAAGCCCGAGATCGACGCCATCCCCTGGCGCGTCACCACCGTCAAAAACACCATGGGCCCCGGCGGTTTCATCACCGAACTGGAATTCGAGGTCGCGGCCTGATGATCTGTTGGGTCCACGGCGCCAAAGCATCGCCGCGCAGCTTCAACTATCTTCTCGGCTTGCTGCCCGATCACGCGTTGATGATGTATGAATACCGCGTCGAGACCCCGCTCCGCGACAACATCGCCCGGTTGGAAGAGCTCGCCGCCGCGCAATCCATTACCCGTTTTGTCGGGCATAGCCTCGGCGGCGTGATCGCGGCCGAGATGGTCAAGCGCCACGGCGGCAAAGGCGTGGCGATCGCCAGCCCGCTCGGGGGTTCCGACCTCGCCAACTTCATGCCCGTGTCGCAAATGCTGTTCGACGTGGCCTCTCTCCAACCTATCTTCAGAGGGCTCAACGCCCACACCTTCAACACCGATTTTCTGTCCATCGTCGCCTCCAACGACGGCGGCTACAGCGACGGCGTCATCACGGTTAAAAGCCAGAAAGGCGCGCGCGGGTCTCTCCTGGCCCATTTCGACGCGAACCATTTCGAAGTGTTGTTAGACCCGGCTGTCGCGGAGCTCATCCGCAATCATTTGTTTATCGCCGCCCCTCACCGATCCGCCGCGGCCTAGCCGCTCCTACGGCATGCCGAGTTGCGAACTGTCCGTGTCGGGTACCGGCCCGGCGCGATAATCCGCCCACCAGATCAGCAGCCCGACCAAGACCAGCAGCACCGTCACCGTCAGGAACGCCTTGCGATGGAGCGCCTTGCGCAATTCGATGTCAGCTTCCGAGTACGTGCTATGGCAATGCGGACAGATCGACGCGGCCACCGCCATCGGCTCCTTGCAACGCGTGCAGGGAAACTCATTCCATCGCAGTTTCTTTACCACCTGACGCCGCCATGATGCGAACAGGTGCCCGACCGGTGCTGGCTGAAGCTCCAGCTACCATCCCCGCAATGCGCGGTCGCCCCGCGCGGACGACCGGCCCGAAACATCGGTGCATGCACCGCGTTGCCATCGACGTTTTCATAATGCTCGCCCGACCTTGGCCCGTAATGATGCCAGCGCGCCAAAACCGGCGAACTCAGGCCCAGCGCCGCTGCCGCGCCCACAACCATGGCTGCGCGTATCGTTTTCAACATATGCTTTCCCCTGTTTACCGGTCGAAATCCTGCCGCTGCGACTGCATCATCGGCGCCAGCGCGCTATGCGCGATCGTTCGCGCGAGCTGCAGCACCGCGCCGCGATCCTTCGGCGGCAGCGCATGCAGCAGCTCGAGCCACTCGCGATCCTCGCTGGTCAGCGCCAATTGATCGGCATCGATCGAATCATCATCGGTCTCGCCGGTCAGAAATTCAGGGGTGGTCTGCAATTCGCGCGCGATCCGATGAAGATGTGATGATCCGCCGACACCGCGCCTGATCAAATGGTTAATCGCTGGCTGCGACACGCCGACGCGCCGGGCCAATTCGGACTGGCTGATGCCGAGCGCGTTCAGCCGCGCAATGATTCGCACCCCGACATCGATCACATCCCAAACCTATAATTTTCGTAATACCCCGGATATTTCAATTTCGGCATTGACCACCTATAAGTTTCGTCATAGTTGGAGTTATGCAATCGCAACCCACCCCATTTGACGCACTAAACGCCGCTGTCGAAAAGCTCGGTGGCCAGTCCGCCACCGCGCGGCTCTGCGAGGTGACCCAGGGCGCGGTCTGGCGCTGGCTCAACATCACCCACAAGCTTCCCGCCGAAATGGTCCTGCGCGTCGCGGCGGCCACGGCCATCCCCAAGGAGTGGCTGCGCCCCGACATCTACCCGCCCGATCTGCCGCCCGCGCTAACCTGGAACGCGCTTGACACCGCCGCCACCCGCCAAACCTACGCAAACCCCCGTTGTAATGCGCGCGATAACAACGCCTCCTCCTTGCCCGGCGCGACCAGCGATCCCACCCAGACGAACCGGCCGTCTGGCCGATGAGCTACCCGGGGGGGACATTGATCATGGCCGCATCGCTCGCCACCAGCCCGACCACCGCTGATGCCCCCGGCGCCGTCGCCGCGACATCGCCGACCCCCGCGCTCGCCGCAAACAGTAATGCCTCGGAATTCGTGCCGATTGACGAACAACAACCCGGCCGCAAACACGAACTCTGCTGCCCGCACTGCAAATCACCCGGCAACCGCCGCAGTTCGCGCGAAGTAACTACGACGTTCCGGGAGATCTTCTACATCTGCCGCAACCCGGTCTGCGGTCACAGCTGGAAGGCCAGCCTGACTTACGAATACGGCCTCTCGCCCTCCGCCATCCCCGATCCCGCGCTCGATCTGCCGATGCGCGTGATGGACCGCGCCGCCGCCCTGGTCGCGCTCGCCAACGCCCGCGCCGCCGCCCCCGACCCCAATTCGCCGACGTTCTTCGACACCTGACCCCGTCTTCGCCACCAGAAAGGACCGCCATGTTTGTTATCTACGACCTTCACTTCACCCTCGGCCTCATCGCCGGGATCGCGCTCCTCGCCATAGTTAACGCGTTCACCTCCGCCTTCCGCTGACCATCTGATCGGGCGCCCCGGCGCCTGATCCCCTTTTCCCTTCCCACAGCCCCGCCGCCAAAAACCCGATTCCCGGGCCAGCCCTTCGCTTGCCCGCAAAACCGCCCCCCTTTGCCTGAAAGCCGCCCTCCGCAATGCGCGACGATATCCTGACCGAGGTGCTCAAGAACATCCGCGCGGATTACAAGTTCGGCGTGGCCAATGGCGACTGGCTGCAAAAAGGCCGCTGCCCCAAATGCAATAAAGCGGAACTGTTCACCCGCGCCACCACCCCCTGGGTACTGCGCTGCGGAAGGTCCAACCGCTGCGGCGAAGAATTGCACGTCAAGGATCTCTATCCCGAAATCTTCGACAATTGGTCGACCCGCCATGAAGCGACCCCGGCCAATCCCCACGCCGCCGCCGACGCCTATCTGCTCAACGCCCGCGGCCTCGACCTGCGCCTCATCCGCGGCAGCTACGCGCAGGAGGTCTACCACGAAAAACAGCGCAACCTGACCAGCGCCACCGTCCGCTTCGACCTTCCCGGCGGCTCCTGGTGGGAACGGCTGATCGATCAGCCCGGCCGCTTCGAGAAAAAGGCCCGGTTCAAATGGGGCGCCTCCTACAAGGGCCACTGGTGGCAGCACCCCGCGCACGACATGGCCGCGCTCGCCGCCGCCAACGAGATATGGGCGGCAGAGGGCATCTTCGACTGCTCGGCGCTGGTTCAGGCTTTCGGACATGCCGACAACGCCGAGGCCGGGCTGGCCTCCGTGTCGCTGATGTCGGTCAACAACTACCCCGAAAAGGCGTTGGACGAACTGCGCAAGGCCATCGCCAACGGCCCCAATCCCACCCATTCGCCGCGCCTGGTCTTCGCCTTCGACGTCGGCAAGGCCGGCGCCGATTACACCCGCAAATTCGTCAAGCGCGCCCGCGACGAAGGCTGGGAGGCCAGCGCCGCGCAACCCCGCCCCGAAGGCGAGATCGAAAAGCTCGACTGGAACGACCTCCTCCAGCGCGACCGCCTCACCCCCAAATATCTCGATGAATACCGCTGGAACGGCAAAGTCCTGATCGCCGGCGACGCCTTCGAAAAGGCGTTCCTGATGTGGCAGAACCGCCAGCGCGCCAGCTTTCCCTTCACCTTCAACACCGAACAATACTGGGCCGAATTCAGCGCGCGCAAGATGGACGAGATCATCAAGGAGCTGAACGACAACCCCGGCACCAAGACCATGACGCACGAGGAAAAGCGCCAGCAGGCCGCCGAACAGGCCGGCGCCATCACCCGCATCTGCAACGCGTCTTTCCGCACCCTCTATTTCCAGCGCAACCCGGCGACCGACGAGAGCCTTTATTACATGCGCGTCGACTTCTCGGTCGATCGCGCCGCGGTCAAGGCCGGCTTTACCGGCGGCGCGCTCGCCGCCTCGGCCGAGTTCAAGAAACGCCTGATGTCGATCGCCCCCGGCGCGATCTGGAAGGGCAGCGGTCCCCAGCTCGACCAGCTGATGGAGGTGCAGACGCGTCGCATCAAGACCGTCGAGATGCTCGAATGCACCGGCTACGACCTCAAGCGCGACGTCTATGTGCTCGGCGACATCGCCGTGCGCCGGGGCCGCGTCTT